ATACACTAATATAAGTACGTATTTTAATAGGCTCTTTAATCCTATTTAAGACCGTTCTAAGATAGTTTAGTTTGCTTTGTATGTGTTAGTATACCAACACTAATTTAAGTGCATAAAAAAGCCTTATATAAGTTATTAATATATAAGGCGTGAATAATGCCAGGCGATAAGGCATAAAAAAAGCCCTATACAATTTAATGTATAGAGCTTCAGTATAAATTTAAGCGTTTTAAATATGTTTCCTGAGTCGGTGCAAATTGTTACTATTAACATAGTAATAGTAGAGCCGTTCTAAATTTATATTTTCGGTGCTGTTTCTACCTGTATAGTGCAAAGGATTGTTTTTAGCGTGTTTAATCCAATTTATACAACTGTAGTGCATTGCATATGCATCTCGTGTACTAGCTACCTTGTTATTTAAAACGTGCTTAAAATATCGCTTTTGTTCGTTCAGGGCAAATATAAGAGCGTCGTTGTATTTGTAGAATTTATAAACCTTATCTATTTGCTTAGGGCTTCTGAATAACCTTTCTTTTGTGGTGGTCTGTGTTATTTCGTACATTTTTTTTAGCTTTTATAAATTTTTAATAATCCTTCTACCTGGTTTTTTATTTCTTCGAATTCTCTATACAAATCAATATCGTAGTAAAAAATATCTCTTTGCCCCTCTTTAGCTTTTCGAATCATTAATATACAAACGTGTTTAAAAATATCAATATATTGAGTTTCAAAATCAAAAGCTTTTATACAATTATTAGAAGGATTCAAAATAGTAATCAAATTTTTAGTTTCTATTTTGTGGTAATTAATAGCCGTGTTTACTTGTATTTCATTGGTTCGGCTTAAAATTTGACCAGTTAAATAATCTAAATTATATAAGCCGTGTAAAGCGTTATTTAATACTTTTATTTTACGCCTTGCTTTGTCTTGTGTGGTGTCCATAGTTTTAAATTTTAGTGGATTAGTAAACCAATATTTTTATTTTGTCCAATAGCTAACAAGTCATTTTTTGACGCATTAACGTAGCCTGATTTTATTAGTTCTTTTTCGTCTAAAAATATTTTTGCGTGACGCTCCTTAGACTGGTTTATTAAATCATCTTTTTTAGACCCGAGCGAATAAATAAGAATTAAATTTTTAGGTAAATTTTCGAATTTATCAAAAAGAACCTTGCTTTTAGTATAAGCGTAAAAAGTAACTTTTTGAAAATCGTTTATAATTTCAATCCATTGATTGATATAATTTAAATTATAAAAATCGCCTGAATCGTGGATGCGTATATGAGAAGCTTTTCTTCGTTTTATTGCTTCCGTTAATTTAGATTTAAATAAAACGGGCTCTTTAGTAAGCAAATACCTTTTTTCGTAGGCTTTTTTTGTGTTAGTCCATACAAACGAACCTTTTTGAGCGTAACAAAATTTTGCACATTCACCAGCAAATGGACAAGTACTTTTATTTGTAGTTAAACTTTTTAAGGCTGTTATACCAAAATTATACAATCTTATATTATTCTCTTTAGACGTTTTACGCATCTTATCATTTTGCGTCAACACCTGGTTAAATTTTAAATCTTTTAAGTCTTGTTTTGTGAATTTCATAGTCTTGTTTTTTTTGGTTTTGGTTAATTAGTTTTTTTAATACTCTTTATTTTCTAGTTTTTCAATTAACTCGTTTTTATGCATTTCTAATTCGTCTAGTAGATTATTTTTATAATAAATAGTAAAAGTACTATTCAAAGCTTGTTTTTTTGTTTCTATTATTTCCTTATTAACAAGTTTTAAGGATTTTTGTAATTTTAGTTTTTTTAGCATCGTTTTAGTCTTTAAGGTTTATTTTTTTGAGTTTAAAATATTGTTCGCGTGATTCTGTAGCAATTCAATACTATTTAAGTGCATTTTAATACATTTTTTTATTTGCTTGTCTGTTGCGTTAAATCCCTCGTGAGTTAAAATAATTTTCGCTAAAGTTTCCATATCGTTTTTTTTTGTTTTTGTTCTTGACAAATAACGAACAAATTTATTTAATACACAAATGTAAATAAGTTTTTTTTAAATTTATATAATAAGTGCGCGTACGTACACACTCACAGACTAACAAAATAATTCACTCCACCAAATAAAATTGAACTTATTTTAAAAATATCTTGAGTTCTTATTTTCGCGCTCGTGCGTACGTGTGCGCGATATACAACAAAAATAATTATAAAAAAAATGATAAAAAATTTGCTTTTGTCTTATTTATAATGATTCTAAATAAGCCCCTCCCCTACCCCACCCCTTTCGCCCAAAAGGTAGGTTGGTTCATTTTCTGCTTCGTTTTTACATTAATTATTTAAAATCCTGGGCTAGTTATATAAATTGGATTAAAAATAAATAAACCTAAATAGTTTTGTGTAATTCAAATAAGTTTTATACATTTGTTGAAACTTAAAACAATTCGATATGTCACAATTAAAACAACAAGAGATTATTAAATTGATTCGACCTATTATAATTAATAGTTGGAATTTTAATAACAACGAACAATGTGTAGGAGCTATAATTAATTTTGCTTATATAGATATAAGTTTTGACCCTTTAGTCCCGCCAAAAATTAGGTTTAGTTTAGCTATGAAAAACGGAAGGGTTCAGAATAGTTTAAATTGTGATAAGTATTTTGTAGAATTTATTGATGATATACTTAACGTCACTTATAGGTACTTATGTAAGGATGTGTAGTATATAGTACGAGTGTAAATAGTGAAAGTTCCATTTTGGGAGGTGTGTGGTACAAGAAAATAGACCACCCCACCCTATTAACCAGTAAAGATTAAGAATTATGCAAGGACATTGGAAGAAGCAGTTTAACTATGATTACTTAGGTTCGTACTCATTAGATGGGAAGCGAGAGATTGTAGTAAGTATTAAGGGAGTCGGCTCGGCTAAGGTAACAGGTCAGAATGGTCGTAAAGAGGATTGCTTTGTAGTTCACTTTAACGAGATGGATAAGCCGATGATACTGAATAGGACTAATGCAAAGGCGATAGAGAAAGTTGCTGGTAGTGGATTAGTAGAGGATTGGGTAGGAGTTAGAGTTACGTTGTATGTAGAGAAGGGAGTAAAAGCTTTTGGTGATGTGGTAGATGCTCTTAGGATTAGAGATAAGAAACCTACTATGAGTAAGATGACTAAGGAAGTTGAAACTGCTATGTTAGATGCTATTAAAGGTGGTCAAGTTGGCAAGGTAGAGTTAGCTGTATCTAAGTATGCTATGAACAACACTCAAGAGAAGGCTATTATGAACGCTTTAAAGGAGGCTAAAGGATGATACATATAATGTTATATTGGATTCTAAGTGTAGCTAACGCACCTACATTTATATGGATAGCGTTTTGGTTACACCTTGTAGGGTCTACTCTACATTTTTTAGCTAACATTAGTAAAAATAGTTCTAATAAAATTAACCTAAAAGACATAGGAAAAGATGAAGAATTTTGATGATGACCAGGAGTACTACGGAGATTGGGAGTACACTACCAATTCTCAGTTAGGTTATGTTAAGCGTTCTCCAGCTTACTATTGGAAGATGCGAAACGGTGCTAAGATAGATGGAGCTGCTTTAAGGTTTGGGTCTTTGGTTCATACGATGATATTAGAACCTGAGAAGGTCGCTGATAATTTCGCTGTATTTAATCCTGATGAACGACCTGAGAAAGACAAAGGGATGACTTCTAAGATTAATAAAGAGTGGAAGAAGCAGTTAGACTTAGATTGCAAGGAGGGTCGTAAGTATCTTATGACTATGGAGCAATTTGAATTAGCTCAGAAGCTTACTAAGAAACTTTACGATTGCCCTGAAGTAAAAGCGATACTTGATAATTGCGAAACTGAAGTTCCTAAGACTTGGTTGGACTTCAATACGATGAGTAAGTGTAAAGGTAAAGCCGATATTATTATTGATGGAGGCGATATGCTGGTAGATATTAAAACTACAGGTAAAGATGTTAAGGATTTCAAGAGGAGTGCTTATAACTTCGCTTATCATCGTCAGGCAGCGTTTTATTTAGATGGATTCAATGCAAAAGAGTTTGTGTTTGTTGTAATCGAATCTAACGCACCACATCAAATCGGTATCTTTAGATGTTCAGAGAATTTCTTGGAACAAGGTCGTCAAGAGTATATCGAGTTACTAGAGAATAAAAAGAAATATTGTCAAACTGTGGATGAAGCTAACAACCACGTAATACACGAAGAATTATGATTAATAGAAACGTAAGTAACTACGGAAAACGTAGGTTAAATGTAGCTAAAAGATTGTGTTGTAGTTACTGGAATATAGACGAGGACATAGTATTCACTAAGACTAGAGATAGGGGTATTATGAACGCTAAACATTCTATTAGGTATTTACTAACAACGGATAATAATTTAAGTTTAGCTGAGATAGGTGGTTTAACTAATTGTGACCACTCTAACGTAATTCATTCAAGGGATAAGTTTTTAGAATTGTGCGATGTAGATGCTGACTTCAGAGTGTTATTAAGTAAGATGAAGGGTGTTAAAGTACTTCAAGCCGAATCAGATTTAATGAGTCAAATTGATAAAATACTAAGTAGGAATACAACTAAAGACGTAATGTGTAACTCGTTGTACAAAATGATGTTAGTAAACAATATAGACCTATGATGAAGATAGATAGAGTAGACGTATCACACGATGAGATAGCTGAGAGATGTGATGAGTATATTGTAATCTCCTGTGAATTCCCTGATACTGAAGATGATAATTACATAAGCAGAGTCAATGTGAATACCGATGGAGAGGTTTTAAAAGAAATACTTGTTGATACTATGTTAGATTCCAAAAAATTTGCTAGTTTTGTACAACAAGTTGTTAAAGAGTATAATAAACAAAAACGAGGAATATGAGTAAGTTAGAATTAAACGGAAAGATTAAAGTGATTGCTGAAGTTCAAGAAGGAACAGCTAAGAGTGGAAACGCTTGGAAGAAATGTGGCTTTGTAGTTACAACAGCTGGAGAATATCCTAAGGATATATACTTCTCTGTATTTGGTGAAGAAAAGGTTGATAACCTATTAAAGTTCAATAAAGTCGGTCAAGACGTTGATGTTAGCTTTAATGTAGAGTCAAGAGAGTACAACGGAAAATACTACACCGATCTTCAAGCTTGGAAAATATTTGGTAGTGAAGCTAAATCTGAAGATACTAAACCGAATGATGGTTACAGTAAAGCAAGTGAGGTAGATGATTTACCATTTTAGTATATAGGGGGTAACTCCCCTCATACTTCCCCAACCTAAACCTAACCTAAAATAAATATTAATGACGATGGCAAAGAGATTTACCGACACTACGAAGTGGAAGGAAGATTGGTTTTTAGACTTATCTAACTCCTATAAATTATTTTGGACATACATTTGTGATAATTGCGACCACGCTGGTATATTCAAGCCGAATAAGAGAATGTTTGAACTTATTGTAGGAGAACGAATTGATGTTGCAGAGTTCTTATCAATAGTTAATGAAGATAAAGTTCGTGTATTAGAGCTTAATAATGGTCGATGGTACTTGACTGGGTTTATATCGTTTCAGTACGGTGGTAAGCTTAATTTAAACAACAGAGTACACAAGTCGATACTATCACTATTAAACAAAAACGAAATTACTTGGGTAGATGATGAGAAACCTGAATTAGAGTTAATCGATTTACCTAAAGAGATTAAAGATATTGATTCCCCTCAATGTACTCCTGAATCCATCGCTGAAGCTATAGACTACTTCAAAGCAAAAGGTAGCACTAAGAATGAAGGTGAGAAATTTTACTACTTCTACGAATCTAAAGGGTGGAAAGTTGGTAAAACGAAGATGAAGAATTGGAAGATGTCAGCTTCAGGGTGGATTTCCAGGAATAAAAAAGATGTACCTGATTCAGATTACTTAGGTGGGCAACTTAAAGCTATGGGAAGATAACTATGGCTCAATATAGGATTACATCGAAACAAGAGGTAAACGATTATTGTAGAAAAGTTTATAGTAAAGGTTACACTAAAGGATTAACTACTGGAATACAACCTCTTGATGCTCACTACACGTTTCGTAAAGGTGAGCTTACTATTATGACAGGTTTTGCTAACATTGGTAAAACCACCTCTCAGTTATTCTTAATGATAATGTCAGCTAAGTTGTACGGTTGGAAGTGGCTTATGTACTGCCCTGAAAACGAACCTGTAGGTGATTTAATGATTGATATAGCTGAGATGTATTGTGGGGCGACTGCTGATAAAGATTTCAACGATAGAATTAATCAAGAGGAATTTCTTAGGGCTATTAATTGGGCTTACGAACACTTCACCGTACTTACATTCGATGATACTCCTACTGTTGAGGATGTGTTAGTAGCGTTTGAGGACTATATGCAAGTAACTCACATTGATGGAGTTTCAGTAGACCCTCTTAACGATTTGAAAGCACAAGAGAAGCAATCTAAATACGATTACTACTACGATGCTTTAAGTAATATAAGGCGATTCACTAAGAAACATAAGGTAGCGTTCTACTTAGTAGTACACCCTGGTACAGCAGCTAACAGAAGAAGAAATGAAGATGGTTCTCGACCAGCACCTAATATGTCTGATGTAGAGTACGGAGCTATGTTTGGTAACAGAGCAGATAACTTTATTGTATTTCATCGTAACCCTCAGAGTGAGAATTGGAATATGACTGAGATACACATTCAGAAGGTTAAATTTCAGAAGTTAGTAGGAGTACCTACACCTGAAACGAAACCAATCGCTTTGTTGTACCATTATGGTACACGAAGATTCAGGTATCTTAACGAGAATGGTAGTCCAATCGACCCTATAGCAGTAGTAGATAGTAAAGTTAAACCTAGTAATATATTTTAGATATGCCTGATGAAATAACAATGAAAGCAATTAATCTTTTGCGAGAACAAGACCCTAATTTAGACGAGATGGGTAGTATGGATAAGTTTTTATCGCATCAAAAGGAGTTAGCTAAGATGCGTAATCAGTATGTGAGTTATTCTAATCACCCACAAGCTGATGCTTTACGAAAGCGATTAGATGTATTCGAGGAGAGTAGTCAAGCTTTTACGTTTGTTTACTTTACGATGTTACAATACAAGAGAGAGTCGTTGTTAGCCCAAGCTAATGAATTAGAGATGGCTAATGCTGTTATAGAGTTGAAGCACGAATTAGATTTATTAACTAAATTAAATGATGATGAATAAAAAGGAACTTGAGTTGTTAGATAAATTTGCAACGAAATATAATGTTGAATGTAAACCGACTAAGAGCGAAACAGCTTTTTGGGATTTCACTTACGAGTGGGATGATAGAAAGTTCTATTGCGAGATGAAGCAACGTAATTTCACTTTGGATTATGCGATTGAGAATTATTCTGAGGGGTTACTACTGGAGATGCACAAGTATGAACGCATACTAAGGAGAACTAAGAATGAAAAATCAGCCCAAGGTTTATATTTCAATTTCTTCAGCGATGATAAAGCTTTAGTCTTTAATCTTAATAAGATGAAGATAGATAAGTGGCTATGGAGAACGATGCCTGAAACAACGGAGTTTAATAAAAAGAAATTTGTTTATAAGTATGTAACCTTTTTAGATTATAGTAAAGGAAAAATGTTTTATATTTGAACATCGTTGTGAAAGTCAATCATAGCTTTGTTTTAGGTTTTTTAGGTTAAAGAGAGAGGGTCGTTTGGATTCTCTCTTTTTTTTGTTTACATTTGTTCTAAACTAAAACAAAGTGATATGAAAAAATTAACACCAAAGTACAACGACAATAAGTCTATCCGATTGAAGATAGACAAGTTACTCCAGCAGAACGCTTCTAATGTAGCTAATTCCGACACAGGTAGTCAGAACGATATAGGTGGAGATAAGGAAGTTCAATGGGCTTGGGAGAAGATGCAAGAGCGTATTAAGGAACTCGACCCATCGTTTTACGAAATAATTAAATCAAGGTAAATATGACTGTATTATTTATAGTAGTATTCGTTGCGATAGTATTCGCATCGATTTTAGTAGAGAATTATATAAGAAATAATCCGTAGAGATATGAGTAAGATAGAAGATAGTGTCTGTAACAAGATTTTAGAGAGAGCTAAGGTAGGTAAAGAGAAATATGGCACTACTATGGAGCGAGATGATTTAAGTCGCTTAGAGTGGCTTATTCACGCTCAAGAAGAAGTTATGGATTTATGTGTGTACCTAGAGAAGTTGATTAGTATCGATAAGAAGAATACCGAATCGAATACTACTATGAGTTAAGATACCAAAAATTAAGTGGTATTTGTAGAAATAAAAAGACCCTAGCTATTAGATTAGTTAGGGTCTTTCTTATGTAGTGTTCTTATTTTAATTATCGTACTACTAAACAATAATCAGCTTCGTAAATGAATGGGTATTGTTTTACTAAAGTAATAACCATCCGACTTTACTTTTTGTTTATATCTAGGTTTATTTTTAGGGTACTGCCAAACAAATCCGTTACATCTTGATAGTAGTGTTGATTTACTTATATTTAAGGCTTTTGCAGCTACTCTTGATGACTCAAAAACACCTATAGGAGTAACCCAATAACAACGCCACATACCATTAAGTTTACCTTTTTTCTTATCAGAACAAACACGCTTCCTTTTATCATCCCATACACCACCATTACCACCAGTATAACCACCTTCTCCACCTAGAGATGCGTTATAATTTGATTTATTATTAATGAATGACTTAGATACTAAAAAAGCCTCCTCTAAATAAGCTTCCTTACTTGATTTAAAAAAATCTAATTCGATTCTATTAAAGTTTTCTTTACCATATTTACTAATAGCTAGTTTAAGGAATTTACCACTACCTAAATAACCATCATTAATATTAGTAGTGGAGTGAACTCCTATATATATTTTACCATTAATTAGATTTGTAGTTTGGTATGTGAAATGTATTTTATCCACTACAACTCTCACAGTCAGGGTTATCTATATTACAAGCTTTGGGTTGCTCTCGGTCTGACATATCGCCTAACCAATCATCCCAAGTCTTTCTTGCTTCATCTATTTCTTCGGGTGTTTTTTCGATTCCTTTGTCCATTCTAATGGTATTGTTTTATCTGCCCATTTAATGTTGTGTTTATCACACCACTCTGAGTAGGTTGTTTTACTTCCTTTAAATAACTTATTCTTGTGCCTTTGAAATACCATACGTATATCTAAGTGAGGATGTTGCTTTATAACCAGTAACATCTTTTTCCTGTCGTTAGATGTGAACCTACCCTTTAACTCTAATATAATACCGTTTGGTAAGATGACATCAGGAGTGTATTTACGTTGCTCTGCGACCTCGTAATATAGATTCATAGTTTCGTACTCAAAGGGTACTCCAGCTTCATCTAATAGTGTACATTGCTCTCTTTCGTAATTACTCCTGAACCTCAGCGTTGGGGTTATTCTCATAATATGTTTTTCTATTGTGACATTTGTGACATAAACCTTGTAGATTAGATTCACTCAATTTAGCTCCACCTTGTTTAATAGGTCTAATATGGTCTACTACCTCTGCTGGTGTTACATCTCCTTTATCAGCACAATGTACGCATAATGGATTCAATGACAAAATATACGCTCTCATCTTTCGCCAAGGTGCTTTACGATAAAACGAAGTATCTCCACCCCAAGATTGATTCTTAGGTGTAGTTCTCCTCGGTTTAGGTAACTTTGGCATATTAAGGCGTTACGATATAATTAATTCAAATCCTTTTCCGTTGGTGGATTCCAATAAGTCAGCGAGAGTTCTTCGTGATGCTGTAATATCCAGCAAAGAGTCCTCGTTGATTTGTGCAAACCTAGAGCCAACAAGAATACACCCTCTTGTGTCGGTGTTATAGTTTCCGTAGTGAATAAGTATGTATCTTCTATTGGGAACATCGTCTACAATTAAATGATTCTTATATTTATCCGAATACCTATGTGACACCTTGTAAGAACCTTTTGGTATAGAACTAACCATAGCCATATTATGTTCGTAAGGTAATTCCAATGTGACGCAATCAAAGACCTTCTCTAAGCCATCGTACAAAGTAAGATAGCCTAGAGTTTGGTCGATGGTTTCGTCTACCCTATTTAGATAAGCTTTAAGCATTATCGTCTAATGGTTGGTATAAGTTTATTAACTCTATCGCTTCAGAGTTAGTCAGTAAAGTGTTAGATGGATAATTTAACCCAGCTCCCAATCCAATTAAGGTAGATACCTCAGATTGTAACCAACTTGCATTAAACTCCATAATAAAGTGATTTGCTCCGTTTACATCTAATTCTATAACTGCTCCGAACTTTCTTCGATTGTCAATTCCAACTTCCTCAAAAGTCGTAGGTAATATACTCAATAAATTACCATCATCATCGTAAGTCTTACGAGAATATGAACCTTGTAACTCAACTGGAATTAACCCTAAGTAAGTTTGCTCATCTAAGCATATAAATATATTACTTATCATCGCTTGAGTTTTTAGAAGATAATACTACCATAGTTAAGAACGCTCTTAGCTTCTCAGATGTAATCGTTCCTGTTCCACCTTGAAACAATTCCTCGATTGAGTCTAATAACTCAGCTCTAGTTCGTTTATCGCCTAAAGCTACTGACACCTTTCTATCTGAATTAGTCCCTACTAAGGACTTATATCCGTTTCTTAATGTTGAACTTTTATAATCTCTTTTTGCCATTTTTATTTATTTTATAATCCGTAATCACTTGAGAAATCATCACTAAATGAACTTCCAGCTTTGTGTTTATTAATACCTGCTTTGTAATTCTGAGTAATTTCCTTTTGAGTTAAGACTCTATTATACCAAACAACTTCATCTATTATAGCTGAGTC